CAGGGGCATAGTGTCCATGTAGTATCATAACAACGGGTTAAAATCCCGGCATGGGCTTATAACTTTTCTTTTCAGCAGGTGTCAAAAAATGTCGGAGCCAAAAAAAGTATCGTTAGACCTGCGGTATGATGTCCCCCAAGACATTGGATTTCAAACCGATGGGAAAATAAAAAAAAGGTTCTTCGAGAGTAAAGACATTCCGCTAATTCTCGAATGTCTGTCTGAAAAAATGAAAGCAATGCACGAACCTGAAGAAGACATTATTTTTAAGGTGTTTATATTTGGGATAATGCCGGGGTCGCTGCTTGCTATAATGACATATAATCTATCATTTTGGGATGATGTAGAAAGTTTGACTTATACATATCCTGGCAGTATGCCGGAAGTTATTTTTTCAAAAATAAGAGATTAAGAAAGTTCACGGAGCCAAACAATGTCAGAAGAAAATAGTTATGAGGATCGATTATTAATTGCTTTTGAATCAATCGCGGAATCGCTTAAGATTCTTGCTGAAAAGCCCCCTGTCGCGGTAACTCTTGAAATTACCGAAGACATTCTGACCGAGATGCAAGCGAGGGAGATGCTGAAATGAGCACTCAGAAGAAGGACATCTGCCGGTTATGCCCGGCATGTAGACAGATTGAGAAGATCAGAGGGGGAAACCGGGCATGAGCGTAGAATCTCAAAAAATGGATATCCTTCTTAGCATGAAAAAGAAGGGCTACAATCTCAAAGATACTGAAGATCCTGCTGTTTTATCAATGGATCTTGGTTCTGGTTATACCCTGCTTGCAAGTGTAAAAAGGGAGTGGCTAATCAGTTTCGATGATGGTATCCAAAAAACAGAATATCAGATTGACTCTGTGAAAGTGCCGTTCACAAATTCAAAAGATGTGAACAAACTTTATAAAGAGTACTGTGAAGCCCTAAAAGCCGCTCTTGATGGGATCGAGGAACACCACGATGACCCCTCAGAACTCCCGCATGATGTACCCGAAGCAGTTGTAAGTCAGGAAGTCGAAGACGCTCAGAAAGCCTCAGAAGAAGCCGAGAAGCTTGCAAAGCTTGAAGCGATAATGGACGGAGAGGCAGAGCCGGAAACAAAGCCTGTAACAAGAGTACAGAAGCCCATTAGACATGAGAAGCATGTCCAGAGGATGCCTGCAACAATTCCAGAAAATATCAGATCAAAACAGATTGCAGCATTAACTCAGGATGAAATTAAAAACTACCTTTGCCCAACTGCAACCGATCAGGAAGCCTACATGTTCTTGCAGTTATGCCAGGCAAGAAACCTCAATCCGTTCTTGAATGAAGCATACCTTATCAAGTTCGGGAATAAAGCTACTATGGTAGTCGGGAAGGAAGCCTACATGAGAAGGGCTGAGTCTCACCCTGAGTTTGATGGATTCGAGGCAGGAATCATTATTAAAAATGATACTGGAGTGCTTGAGAGGCGTGAAGGCACTTTCTTAATGAAAGGCGAAACTCTTGTGGGAGGATGGGCTAAGATCTACAGGAAGGATAGAAGTAAGCCTTATGTTTCAGAGGTTTCTCTTGATGAATATAACTCAAAACAGTCTCTCTGGATTTCAAAGCCGGCTACTATGATAAGGAAAGTTGCTATAGTCCAGGGTAAAAGAGAAGCGTTCCCGTCTGAGTTTGGCGGTATGTATGATGCTGCCGAGATGGGCGGTGAAGTCATAGAAGCCGTTTACGAGGTGGGGGCGTGAATCCAGAAAACCTCACCCTCTTCCTTTCTCTCGCATCTGTTTTAGGTTATTGGGCAGTAATGGGTTTTGTGTATGTCACAAGAAACCCAAAAAAGGAGATGAAAATATGAGTATCACTCTGAAAAGAATGTGCGTGTCATTGCCGAATTGTACTCCCTGTAGAATAGTATATCCTCATATATTTAATTTTTGCATGGGGGCGTTTTAATTTGATAGATCTAGATCTTATAGAAGTAAAAGACGGGCTGCTTGTATCCAGCCCTGATAAAATCCTGATGAAAGCAAGGTGTCCTGAACTATTCCCTGAGAATCTTCAGGCATATTTCAATGATAAAAATAAAATCAACTGTAATAAAATTGATTTCGGGCTTGAGAAGGTAACTGTCAGGGATGAGGATAAGAGAGCGGTATTCAATACTGATTATTTTGATTATCTGAAGACTCTTGGGAAGATTGAATATTATTTGTCGAATGTGAAGTTGCCTTATGAAGATGGTGATTATTACCCACTGCTTGCGAAATATAAGTATGGGTGGGTAATGGTTTCGCCTTTGGAGGCTTAAACATGTTCGTTCAGATGGATAAAATAACATTCAAGAGCCTCCCCATATTTTACGAAAAAGAAAAAAGCGGGATTAAAAATAACACCGTCCGGCATCTCTCAAACACCGAAGCTCTAAAAGTGCGTGAAGCTGAACGGTTGTTTTTACATTCCGATCTTTTTATAAAAATAAAGAACACTGAAACCGGGGAAAGTTTTTGCCGGATACTCAGAGACATATCCACAAATGATGATGTAACTGTTTTTACATGGGACGAGCGAGAAGTGCCCGTTTGCTGTGTGTGTGGGAATCCTATTTACCCACTTGTCCGGGCTGATCTAAAGAAAGCAGGGATTGACGGATGCCGGATATTTCCGAGAGAGTTTTAAAAAAATCATGGAGCCAATAAGATGAGTGAATTTGATACGACTATGGTGAGGGATTTAGCCCTTGCTGATGAAAAGAGAAATACAAGAATCCAGAAATACTGTTCTTTTTGCGGGCAGCCTTCGAAGGGGGAAGAAATCACACTCAAAGAACAGGCTCTTTTGAAGTGTCTGTTAGGGCAATTTAATAATCTGTTTGGGGTGGAGTAATGTCCTGCAAATTCCGAAAGTGTTGTGGAGAATATGACCGACATTCTCCTTTTTGTTTGAAGCGAGGTGGGGCTTATTGTGGATCTTATAGGCAGTTTGTAAGGAGGGCTCGGTGATGCGGGCGACTGCTGCACTCCTGCGTTTTTGGTATCCCGAAGCAATCGAGAAGATTAAAAAGGTAATGGAGGCTGAAACTCATGCCACTGACTGAGAAAGAGCGTGAGAATTGGGAATTGTTTCGGAAGACGCACCCATCTGGGAAGGTAAATTCTCGCAAACAAAAAATAATCGAGTTATCAAATAAGGGATTTACAACAAAGAAAATACGGGAGGAAGTCGGTGACCAGCTGGTAGAAATTAATACTGTGAGGATGTGGGCTAGAAGGAAGGGGTTGTGGTAAATGGCCTCTAAAAAAACAATTCAAGAATATGTAACCGAAATAAGAACACTCCATAAACAAATAAAAAAATTCCCTGAGCCAAAAACGGATAAGCAAAAAGAAGAACTCAAAACGCTTAAGAAACAGCTTGATACTCAACTTAGAGGCTGGATTAAACGATTAGACATTACCATTTTTGTTGCACAGAATGAACAATATCCCTGGATGCCTGAAGAATTCAAAGAATTTGTTCTTACTCCGATGAGGCCGTATGATGCTAAAAAATGGCCGTATTACCAAGTTGGAGACTACCAGGCTTATTTCAGTGGCGGCGGTGTTTCCGGCTGGATTCCTATTTTAGTTGAGAGGAAGGGCGGGAAAGAAGGAAGAAGCGGACCGCATGACCTTTATGGAACACTGATAAACCCTGAACGGTGTGATGTTTTTTATAGAGAAATTGAAAGGTTCCGAGCAGATGCCCGGTTTAGTATGATGATAGTTATAGCTGAGTGTACGCTTTCAGAATATTTACTTTATACTCCTCTTTTCAATGGAAAAAAGCGTAACGTAAATCATATAGGGGCTTCGCCTGAGTCACGCGGTGGGAAGATAGATTCACTCTATAATAGAGGGGTCCCTGTGCTGTTTGCAGGTACTAAGACATTGGCTGTAACACGGTATAAAGGGCTTTTGAAGGGATGGTTAAGACTTAACTATGCTTGTATCTTAAAACTCGATATAGAGCCTTACGATGACCGTGTGGGACTCATTAAGAAGAAAGAGATAAGGACCGACAGCCTGGACGAGTATAAAATAGAGTTTCCAAAAGATCCGAGCGGTAATGGGTGCTATCAATGAACCCCTTTAAAAAAAGGCCGTGTAATTACTGGAGCGTCTGCAGGCACCGAGACGATGAAAGCCCTACATGTAAAAGCTACCTGGAAGCCTCGGGATACTGTGGAACCTGTAAAGCCCTAGATGACCGAAGCAAAAAAGCACCCTGGAATATTTGGAGCTAATGCTCCAGGAAGAGGAGAAAGATCTTCTGCAATAGTATTTAATGAAAA